ATGGATTTCGAAAAATATACTGAACGATCAAAAGGGTTCATCCAGTCGGCCCAAGCGCTGGCGTTGCGGAGCGGGCATCAGCGGCTGACCCCGGAGCATCTGCTGAAGGTGCTGCTCGACGATAAGGAGGGTCTCAGCGCCAACCTGATCCGAGCGGCGGGGGGTGATCCGCGCGCCGCGCTGGGAGCGGTCGAGGCCGAGCTCGCCAAGCTGCCGCGGGTCGAGGGCTCCGGGGCCGGCCAAGTCTATATGGCGCCGGAGACCGCGCGGGTTTTTGAACAGGCCGAGCAGATCGCGCAGAAGGCCGGCGACAGTTTTGTCACGGTCGAGCGCTTGCTGCTCGCGCTGTCGATGGCTCGCGAGACAGCGGCGGGCAGAGCGCTCGCCGCGGCCGGGGTGACGCCGCAGAAGCTCAACGCGGCGATCGAGGATGTGCGCAAGGGCCGCAAGGCCGACACCGCTTCGGCTGAGGAGGGCTACGACGCGCTAAAGAAATATGCCCGCGATCTGACCGAGGCCGCTCGCGAGGGCAAGCTCGATCCGGTGATCGGGCGCGACGAGGAGATCCGCCGCACGATCCAGGTGCTGTCGCGGCGCACCAAGAACAACCCGGTATTGATCGGCGAGCCAGGGGTCGGCAAGACCGCGATCGTCGAGGGGTTGGCGCTGCGCATCGTCAACGGCGACGTGCCGGAAGGCTTGAAGGACAAGCGTCTGCTGGCGCTGGATCTCGGCGCGCTGATCGCCGGCTCCAAATTCCGCGGCGAGTTCGAGGAGCGGCTGAAAGCGGTGCTGGCGGAGATCACCGCAGGGGCGGGCGAGATCATCCTGTTTATCGACGAATTGCACACCCTCGTCGGCGCCGGCAAGGCGGAGGGGTCGATGGATGCCTCCAACATGCTGAAGCCCGCGCTGGCGCGTGGCGAGCTGCATTGCGTCGGCGCCACGACGCTCGACGAATACCGCAAGAACATCGAGAAAGACGCGGCGCTCGCGCGGCGCTTTCAGCCGGTCTTTGTCGACGAGCCTTCGGTCGAGGATACGATCTCGATCCTGCGCGGCATCAAGGAAAAATACGAGCTGCACCACGGGGTGCGAATCACCGACGCGGCGATCGTTGCGGCGGCGACGTTGTCGAATCGCTACATCACCGACCGGTTCTTGCCGGACAAGGCGATCGACCTGATGGATGAGGCAGCCTCGCGGCTGCGCATGGAGGTCGATTCAAAGCCCGAAGCGATCGACGAGCTCGACCGCCGGATCATCCAGCTCAAGATCGAGCGCGAGGCGTTGACCAAGGAGAACGATGCAGCCTCGCGCGACCGCTTGGAGAAGCTGGTCAAGGAGCTTGAGGAGCTGGAGCAGCGCTCGGCCGAACTGACCGCGCAATGGCGGGCGGAAAAGGACAAGCTCGCCGGCGCAGCCAAGCTCAAGGAGCAGCTCGAGCAGGCGCGCGCCGATTTGGAAAATGCCCAGCGCCGCGGTGATTGGAGCCGGGCCGGCGAGCTGACCTATGGGATCATCCCCGAGCTCGAACGCAAGCTGAAGGAGGTCGAGGAGGCCGAGGCCGGGCGCATGCTCGAAGAGGCGGTGACCGCCGAGCACATTGCCGCGGTGGTGTCGCGCTGGACCGGCATCCCAGTCGACAAGATGCTGTCGAGCGAACGCGAGAAGCTCCTCTCCATGGAGGTCGCTCTCTGCCGCAGAGTGGTCGGTCAAGACGAAGCGGTGACCGCGGTTGCCAACGCGATCCGCCGGGCGCGCGCCGGGCTCCAGGACCCCAACCGGCCGATGGGCTCGTTTCTATTTCTGGGGCCGACCGGCGTCGGCAAGACCGAGCTGACCCGGGCGCTCGCCGAATTCCTGTTCGACGACGAGAGCGCGATGGTGCGCATCGACATGTCGGAATACATGGAGAAGCATTCGGTGTCGCGCCTGATCGGCGCCCCGCCGGGTTATGTCGGTTACGACGAGGGCGGCAGCCTGACCGAGGCGGTGCGGCGCCGGCCCTATCAGGTGATCCTGTTCGACGAGGTCGAGAAGGCGCATCCCGATGTGTTCAACGTGCTGCTGCAAGTGCTCGACGACGGCCGGCTGACCGACGGTCAGGGCCGCACCGTCGATTTCCGCAATACCTTGATCGTGCTGACCTCCAACCTTGGCAGCGAGGCGCTGGCCCGGTTGCCCGAGCGGGCCGATGTCTCGGTCGCACGCGAGGCGGTCATGGAGGCGGTGCGCGCGGCGTTCCGGCCGGAATTCCTTAACCGGCTCGACGAGATCTTGCTGTTCCGCCGGCTCTCCCGCGATGACATGAAGGGCATCGTCGCGATCCAAATCGAGCGGCTGAAAAAGCTGCTGGCCGATCGCAAGATCGCCCTCGACCTCGATGCCGCGGCGATGGCATGGCTCGGCAACGCCGGCTACGACCCGGTTTACGGCGCCCGGCCGCTGAAACGGGTGATCCAGCGCGAATTGCAGAATCCGCTGGCCGAGCTGATCCTGGAAGGGCGAATTCCCGACGGCTCGACGGTGCAGGTCAGTGCCGGCGAGAAGGGTCTGGTTATCGAGGAGGCGGCCAGGCGAGAGGCTGCCTGACCCGATCGTGCCAGAGTTCGCGGCCTGAGCCTGAGCGCGGGCGCAAAAGGAACTGTGCCTGCGCCTCAGCCTTCCTGGTCGGCGCCGACCACGAGGTGACACTCGCGGACTTCGGCGCGCGGGATGCGCAGCGTATCCGGCGGGTTGAGCTGGCGTAGCACCAGGGTATCGCCTTCCCAGCCGACAAACTGCTTGATCAGGACGATATTCCCCTGCTTGTAGACGACAACGTCGCGGCCGCGCGTCGGCGGCTTGAACGGGTTGACGTGCAGCAGCCAACTCTGCTCGTAGCGCGGCTCCATGCTGTCGCCGACCATATAGATGGCATAAGCCTCGCGCACCCCGGATAGGTTGGCTGGGCGCGGCGTCGAGCCGATTGGGTCACTGAGGAACATCTCCTGGTCGGCGCCGCCGCGCCCGCCGCTACGGACCGGGATCCGGTCTGCCGCGTGAGCGGGGGCGGCGCCGGCTCCAGGAGGACGGCCGCGACCCGCTCGTGGGGCCTCCCCTGACGGCGCCGAGATCGGCCTCTGCAGGATGTGGTTCAGCACTTCCTCGGGCGATACCCCGAGAAATGCTGCGATCTGCGCTTGCTCCAAAGGTTTCATCTGACGCTCGCCCTTGAGCATGCGGGAAACCGCCGACGGGGCGAGACGCAATTGCCGGGCAAGATCGGCCTGGGTCGCGCCGACCCGCTCGAGGGCCTGATGGAACCACGGTGCGTCCATGGCAATACCGCAATTTCTTTATTGACATCAATCCGGACTATGTTATCATGGCAATGCGATCACGACAAGTGGGTCCGATCGAGCTAGGGAGGGCGAAGTGGCGCAGCCGCAGCTTTCAAGTTCTCGGCATCGCGACGATCGATCGGGCTGCTGCTACATTCTCGATGGCGATGGCCGCCGCCGCTTCTGCGGGTCGGAGCGGCGGTTAGGCTCCTCCTACTGTCCAGAGCATCATGCGCTCTGCCATCTCGCGGGCGGCACCAGGGCGGAAGCCAGGCGGCTGCGCGAGGTCGAAGCGCTGGCAAGCGCGGTTGGCGGCCGCCGCGGCAGTAGCGGCCCCGAGCCGCCTCGGAACTTTCTGCGAAAGCTCGAACAAGCAATTCGTGCATTTTCGTGATCGATTCGTTCTTGTTATGTTCGGAGGCCGTATGGCTCGCAAAGGTTCTCGCCGCGAAATTTCCGGCGTTGCCGAGGCACCGATTTTGCCAACTCCCGAGCGTCTCAGCCAAGGAACGGTCGAACGGCTGGAGCGGCCAATAGCCGATAGCGCCGGGCGTTTGGCGCGCCCGTATCGGGCGGTCGACACTCTCGCCACAATGGAGCGCCGCGGCTCGATCACCCCGGCGATGCGGCAGGCCGGAGAGGATTTTCGGGCGCGCTTTGGCGTCGCCCAGCTCGATCCGTTGCGCGCGCTCGACTATTCGCGAGCGCGGGACGCCAGCGCTGCGCGGCATTACCGCGGCAGCGACGGGCCGGGATCGCGGATCGAAGGCGCGCGACAGACGGTATGGCGTGCGATCCTGGCGGTGGGCGGTCTGGGCTCGCCCGGAGGCTCGTGCCTGTGGCATGTCGTCGGCTGGGAGCGTTCGCTGAAAGAGTGGGCGCTCGAGCAAGGCTGGAGCGGACGCCGGGTCAGCCAGGAGGCGGCCTCCGGCATCCTGATCGCTGCGCTCGGCGCCCTTGAGGCGCATTGCCAGAATGACTAGTTATTGCGATAATGAGCATTTTCGGATTGACAAATCCGGATCGATCTGATATACGTCATTGAAATTGGCAGAACCGGGCGATGCACCGGGACGGCGGAACGAGCGGATTTTTCCGATGAACGCCACCGCTCCACATCGCCAGCGCAGGCGGGGTCTGGGACCTCCCCATGGCGACAGCAGGAACCGTGACGTCGCCTGCTCGCTGGTTCCCGCTTTCGTGGGAATGACGGTCCAATATGGTTGGAGCGCGCTAACGGATGAGCCTCGGACAACGCTGTCGGGCCGGCAGGCTGCAGGGGCGAGCTTGCGGCCGCTCGACGCCAACAATGGGCGAAACAACTCAGAGCGTTGAACTTGGCATCTGGCTCCGGTCGTCGGCCGACCTCGCGCTCGGCATCAGGCAGCCGCCGCGGCAAGCCCGCGAGCGAACCGGCGGCCCGGGCCTCGCCTGAAAGCTTTCCGAACGAGATCGCCGCGCGCGCGGCCCGGCTCGGGGTGACCCCCGAGCGGGTACTGCGAGAATATGCACGCATTGCCTTTGCCGATTTGCGCCGCGTCGCCGATTGGGGACCGGACGGGCTGGTCTTGAAGACGCCAGGAATGCTGAGCGATGCGGATGCCGCGGCGATTTCGGAAATCACTCCGGCGGCCGGCGGGAGCGGAAGCTATCGGGTGAAGCTCTACGACAAAAAAGCGGCTCTCGACGCGATCGCCCGTCATCTCGGAATGTTCGTGCAACCGCCCCGGCCGCCAGAGGACGGCGCACCGGCCGATCTCGCGGAGGACGCGCGTGAGGTGCTTGCACGCCGGTTGGCTCGCCTCGCTGCCGGAGGCGCTGAGAAATAACCTGATCGCTGCGCTGAGCCCGGCCGAGGCCCGCGCATTGCTCTATGACTGGCAATTCTGGGCGCGGCCGTCGCAATTGCCGCCCGCCGGCGATTGGCGGGTATGGCTGCTGATCGCCGGGCGCGGCTTTGGCAAGACCCGCACCGGAGCCGAGCTGGTGAGGGCGCGGGTGAGCGCGCGGACAGCGCGCCGGGTGGCGCTCGTCGCCCCGACCGCCGCCGACGCCCGCGACGTCATGGTCGAGGGCGAAAGCGGGATGCTGGCAATTTCGCCGCCATGGGATCGACCGCGTTACGAGCCGTCGAAGCGGCGGCTGACTTGGCCCAACGGGGCGATCGCCACGCTCTACAGCGCCGACGAGCCCGCCCGGCTGCGCGGCCCGCAACACGATGCCGCATGGTGCGACGAGCTCGCCAGCTGGCGCTATCCCGAGGCCTGGGACATGCTGATGCTCGGGCTGCGCTTGGGAACCGACCCGAGGGTCGTGGTGACGACGACGCCGCGCCCCACAAAGCTGCTGCGCGAACTTGCCGCCGACCGTACGGCTACCATCACGCGTGGAACCACCTATGAGAACCGCGCCAACCTGGCGGCGGATTTCATCGAGCAGATCGTTCGCAAATACGAGGGGACGCGGCTCGGGCGGCAGGAAATCGAAGCCGAAATCCTCGACGACACACCCGGCGGCTTATGGAGCCGCGGCGTGATCGAGGCAGCGCGAGCCCGCACCGCATCCGACTTGGTCAGAGTGGTGGTCGCGATCGATCCGGCTGCGACCTCGGGCGAGGCAGCCGACGAGACCGGCATCATCGTCGCCGGCAAGGATCGGCAGGATCACGGCTGGGTTCTCGCCGACCTCTCCGGCCGCTACAAGCCGGCCGAGTGGGCGAAGGCGGCGGTCGCCGCCTATCGCGCGCACCATGCCGATCGGATCGTCGCCGAAATCAACAATGGCGGCGAGATGGTCGAGGCGACATTGCGGATGATCGAGCCGAATTTGGCGTTCGCCGCGGTGCACGCCTCGCGCGGCAAGGTGACCCGTGCCGATCCGGTGGCCGCACTCTATGAGCAGGGTCGGGTGCATCACCTGGGCTCGTTCCCGCAGCTCGAAGACCAGATGTGCAATCTCGGCGGTGGGGCAGGCGCCGAGGCTGACAGCCGACGGTCGGGGTATTCCCCCGACCGGGCCGATGCCCTGGTTTGGGCGCTGACCGATCTTTTGGTCGAGCCGATGCCAGGCGAAGGGATCTACGAAGTTTATCGTCGGCTGAACCGCGAGCTGTAGCAAGCGCCTTGCAGGAAGCCGTCCGGGTGACCTCTCAGGCAATTGCCTGTCTGTCATTGCAAAGGGAGTCGATCGGTGACGCTGCTGGTGAAGGACGCGAACACGACGGTTCAGGCGCTGTCGACCGGGCTCGACAGTGCCGGCAGTGCCGCTGCACGCGCCGGCCGCGATCGTGGGCGGAGTGGCGACACCGATCAGCGCCGCGGCCCCGCTGCCGGTCATCAACACCGCAGGCTCGGCCGCGACCGACGGCAGCGGCACGGTCGCTGTCGGCGGGACCGCGCAGGTGCTGTTTGGCGGCATTGTGCCCCTCAACGGCTGGCTTCTCGCCAACAACTCGTCGTCGACGCTGTACGTTTCCGATGTTGGCAGCGCGACGCCAGGTGGGGCATCGGTTCCGATCGCACCCGGCGCCGTGTTCGCCACGCCGCCGGGATACAAGCCGGGTGGCTCTGTCAGCCTTTATGGGGCCACGAGTGGCCAGACATTTGCTGCGCGGCGCTGGTGACGAGCGACGGCAGGACAAGGCGGCCTGCCGACTTAGCCGATCAAGACCCACCGTTCGTTGAGGAACCCATGATTTTCAAGCCTCAACCGCCGGTCGCGGCGACACCCGCGAGCCGGCGCAATGCGACCACGACCCTCGCCGCGGCGGCGATCACATCCGAAAGGGGCGCCGAGCGATGAGGGTCGTTGCCGCGGCCACAGCGCTGTGCATTGCGAGCCTCTCTTTCGCCATGCCGGCTTTGGCCCAGTCGCCGGGCAATTTCTCGAGCTTGACGACGACCGGAACCGCGACTTTGGGCGGCGATGTGCTGATGTGCTCTGGCCGGCCCTGGATTGACGTGCGTTGCAACGGCGCTGTCGGCGACGACGCTCATGACGACACCAGCGCGATCCAGAGCACGATCGACAGCGCCGTCACCAATGACTGGCCGGTGCACATCCCGGCCGGGACCTACAAGGTTACCTCGCAGCTGACCATCGACTACGCCGGCCAGGCCAGCAATGGCTTTCGCCTTATTTCTCAGGGCGCGACCATCGACGGCCGCGCCATTGCCGCGGGACCAGTGCTGCAGATCGAGTGCGGCGGCGGCACTCCGGCGAGCCCGACCGGCTGCTTCTATTTCAAGGAAGCGGGATCGCTGTTTGTTAATGCCAACACCCCGGCCTATGCCGTGGTTTTCGGCAAGCCCGATTTTTCCGATGCTCATAACTCGGCCAAGATCGACGATCTGATCGTCAACAACGCGAGCACCAGCGCTTCGGCCGGTGCCTGTGAGTTCAACTATGTGCTCGACAGCGATCTCTATGCAGTGTGCGATTCGGCTGGGGGTGCAGCGGGAATGGCGTTTGAGCAGACCCAATTCTCCCGCGTCTCCGGCGCCGGCACTGCGTCGGCCGCCGGTGGTCGCGGCGCCGTTCTGGAAAACGGCTACAATTTTTCGAATACCTTTGCCGGTCTTGATCTGGAGGCCTCGCCAATCTGCCTGTCGATCACCTTCAATCACAATGGCCTGAACACCTTTGTGTCGCCCTATTTCGACTGCGCCACCGCGGTCAGTGCGACGGCAAGCCTCGGCAACACTTTGATCAACCCCAATTACGGCGGCAGCGTCGTCAATTATGGGCCGCAGTCGGTCGGCATCACGGTGCAAGGAACGGGCTCTCGCCCGCAATGGATGTTTCCAGCGGCCGCGACCTACACCGCTGCGCCGATCGATGACGGCATGTCGATTTCGAGCTTCAATGCTCCCGGCTCCTCGATGGCGGTGACACTGCCGCCGATCGCCAATGTTGGCGCGGGCTGGTCGATGGGATTTGCCACCGATAGCGGCAAGGGGATGACGATTACAGCGCCAACCGGCAACATCGTGCTCGGCGGCAAATTTGTCGCCACGGTAACGCTCGGCGGCGGTAATTACGAATACCTGCGGGTCCAGTCCGACGGCAACAACTGGCGGATCGTCTCGTCAACCCGCAATACTCGGCTGAACATGGGTTTCGAGCCGCCGCCCTGGCCCAGCAATTGGCTCTATCCGACCTCCTCGGGGTATGCGGCGGCGCTGGGCGACAATGGCAACATCCTGTCGAGCTACGACACCTCGGCCGGGCTGACCGTGACTCTGCCGGCAACGAGCGCCTTGCCGACCGGCTGGAGCATTGGTTTTGCCACCGATAACGGCAAGCCGCTCTCGGTTCAGGTTAACGGGGTTTCCGGCGGCCATATCGTCTGGCCCGGGGCGGGCGCTTCGTCGACCGCGGTGGCCTTGGCCAACACGAGCCAGGGGGCGTACGAGTTCCTGGCGCTGCAATACGACGGGAGCGGCAATTTCCGCGTGGTCGGGGCGACGCCGGCAACCGAGCAGTCGATCGGGATGATCGGCGCGGCCGCGCTCAGCCATTGGAGCTTTCCATCGATCAGCGCCTATGCCGCAAGCGTTGCCGATAACGGCAATGTGGTGTCGAGCTACAACAGTCCGGCATCCTACATCGCGGTGACCTTGCCGCCGACCACGACATTGCCGATGGGTTGGACCGTGGGGCTGGCCACCGACAACGGCAAGACAATGTCGGTCCAGGTCAACGGCACCTCGGGCGGCCACATTCTTTATCCCGGCAGCGGCGCCTCGGTGACCTCGACAAGCCTTGCTGCAGGCAATTACGAGCTTTTGGTTTTACGCTTCGACGGGGCCAACTTTCGCGTTACCGAGGCAACGCCGGCGACGGCGGCGCTGATCGGGCTTGCCGGCTCGACCCCCGACATCAACCGGTGGAGCTTTCCGGCCGCGGCCACCTATGTTGCCGGGCAGAGCGACAACGGAAATGCGCTGTCGAGCTACAATACCGCCGCCGGCCTGACCGTCACCTTGCCATCAACAACGGCGATCGGCGCCGGGTGGACGATGGGGTTTGCGACCGACAACGGCAAGCCGCTCAGCGTCCAGGTCAATGGGATTTCCGGCGGATCAATCCTGGAGCCGGCCCAGGGCGGCACTTCGGCCGCATCGATCGCGCTGGCCGCAGGACAAAACTACGAGTTCCTGCAGGTGCGCTTCGACGGCAGCAATTTCCGCATCACCAGCGCAACACCGCAGACGATCAACGATCTCGGCGGGCTGATCTCGCCTGGCACCCCGGCGTCGAGCACGGCTCCATGCAATATCGGGCAGCTGCAGGCGGACAGCAGCTATCTCTACTTCTGCACCGGGCCTAACAGCTGGAAGCGCACCGCGCTTTCGGCATTCTGAGACGAGATGATGCGAACCCTGAATGCGCTTGCATGCCTCGTCGCATGCGCCGCCGCCGGTGCACCGCACGCTTGGGCCTATGAGCCTGGCATCGTGCCGGTCGTCTCGGCAGCGGCAGAGGCCAGCCACCTGATCAAGGCCGCACCGGGAAATCTTTACTCACTCTATGTGACGACCGGGGCGACCGCGGGGTATGTGATGACGTTCAACGCCGATGTCGTGCCGGCGGATGGAGTGGTGACCCCGGTCGAGTGCGTCGTGGCGCCGGCCGACACCACGGTCTCGATCAGCTTCAATGGGCCGCCCGACATCTATTCGATCGGCATTGTCGCGGTGTTCAGCACGACCGGCTGCTTTATCAAGACGGCGAGCCAGACGGCGTTTTTCAAAGCGCGCGCGCAATGAGGCTCGGTGCAGTCGCCGGCGCCCTCGCGCTGCTGTATGCGGCGCCGCTCTGGGCACAATCGGTTCAGTACGGACCGAGCAGCGGCAGCAGCGACGGCGTCGTTCAATCCGGCTCGGTCACAGCCGGTGATGTTGCCGCCTGGGCCGGCTCGGGGCAAATCCGCGACGGCGGCAACCCCGCCGGCACTGTTTCCAGCGTTGGGCTGGCAATGCCGTCGTGGCTGGCGGTTTCGGGCTCTCCGGTCACTGGCGCCGGGACTCTGTCGGTCAGCGGTGCGTCGCAACCAGCAAATTTGTTCCTGGCGTCGCCGAGCGGCTTGGCGGGCGCGATGGCGCCGCGGGCGATCGTCGGCGCCGATCTGCCGCTGCCCGGCTCCGGCAGCCTGGGCGGGACCGAGAGCCTCGCGCCGGTTGCCCATAACTGGCTCGACAGCATCTCAACCGCCGGCGTGCCGCACGCCTCGCAGCCATCCTGCAGCGACCTGGCGGGCGTAGCGGCCTCTTGCTCGATCGACGCGACCAATGCCGGCAACATCGCCTCGGGCACTTTGCCGGCCGCCCGCCTGCCGAGCACCCTGCCTCAGAATACCATGTTCTCTGGCAATAACGTCTATTCCGGAACCTCTACCTGGAACGGCTCGCTGTTTGTTCCGGTCCGGGTGGTGACGGCGACGGGTTCGGTCACGGCTTCGCCGGCGACGGATTACCTGATCGTCATCGACAAGACGACGCCGGCACCGACCACGGTCAGCTTCACCTGCGCGCCGGGTTTCACGCTTTTGGTCAAGGACGGCGCCGGTAATGACGCGGCGAACCCGATCACTCTGACCCCGTCCTCGGGGACGATCGATGGTGGGGCCAGCTTTGTCATGAGTGCCAGCACCGCGGGCGTCCCCCCCTACGAAGCGCGCGGAGTGACTTGCGACGCCAATGGCAACTCCTGGGTGAATTGACGATGCGACGCTCGCTGCTGGCTGCCATTTTCCTCTGCGCATCGCTGCCCGTTCAGGCGGCAACGCCGTTCTTGTGGCAGCCTGGCGCCGCGAACAGCGGCTTGTACGCGCCAGCCCTTACGGTGATGTCCACCGAGCTCAATGCACTGGCTTCCGGGGCGGTCGCGCTGAGCAGCGCGGGTGGTTCTGCCGGGGTGTTCAGCAATGCCAATACCGGGCAAGTCATCTGGTCGCCATTGGTGCTGACCTTGGGCTCCACTGCCGGCGCGTTTCAAACGGGAGGCAATCTGTCGTGCTGGTTTCTGCAATCGCTCGACGGCACGACGTTCGAGAGCGGCGCCGCCGCGCCGCCGCGCGCGCCGGACGCGATATTTCCTCTCCCGGCCTCGGCTCTGGCAGCGACGACGACATTTCTGTCGCAAGGGCTGATCCGACTGCCGGCGCTGCGCTTCAAGGTGTTGTGCCAGAACAACAGTGGCCAGCCCTTGAACGCTTCGGGAAATACTGTCGTCTTAGCGCCCACGGCAGTACAATATTGACGCCTCATCCGCGTCTCGCCCGGGCGCTGTGTCGGTCTGAGATCGAAGGTCCGCCGGTATCGTGCTCGATCCCTGGCGTGCGGCCGAGCCGCCGCCGCTTTTTGACCGGTCTCGCTGCGGGCGGCGCAGGGCTGGTTACGGCCCGACCGGTGGCCGCCTTTCAGCATCCGATGCGGCCGTATCGGGGGCTCTATCGGCCGCCGGGATTTCCTCGTCTGGCCGACGACCCGGTGACCGAGTTCCTGGCGGACGCCTGGCATTTCGACGGGTCGGCCTATAACGTCAATCAGGGAGTCGGCGGCACCCCGCTATGGGGCCTGTCGGCGCGGGGCTATCCCTATCGCACGCAGTTCGCCGGATTCAGCCGCGCGGTCACTACCGCGGGCCAAGGTTGTGGGTTCAATGGGAGCTCGCAATACATCTGGACGTCGGTCGGCGCCGGCCGCGGGCCGTGGTCGATGAGTCCGGCGCAGCAGACGATGCTCGTCGTCGCCCAGATCAATGCCGTGCAGACGGCGGCGCAAACGCTGATCGGGATCGAGGGGCACGCCGTGCCGCGGCGAGCGTCGCTGCAGATTGCCGCGAACAGCACGAGCTTTTTTGTTGACTGGGTGACGAGCACGACGACAACCGGCGCCTTCTCCCAGTCTGTGATGCTTGGTCAGCCTTTCGCAGCAGCGCTGACGCTCGATTACGATGCCGGCGTCGCGAGCCTATTCTTTGGCCGGATCAAGAGCACGATCTCCGGCTCGGCGAAAGGCGTCAATCAATGGGACGAGGCCAATTTCGGCAATTCGGTCGTGAGCGGGGTCAATGAAGGAAATTACCTCAACGGGGTCATGCTGTTTGCCGCGGCCTGGAACGCGGTGCTGCCGGACCAGGTGATCTTTGACCTGCTGACCGACCCGTTTGGATTTTTGATCTTCCCCGACGACGACATGATGTCCGACGCAGTTGGCGCTACGACAGCGGCAAGATCGCTGCGCAATGGCGCGCATGGCTTTCCGAGGTAGTCCGATGCCCCCGTCCGGCGGAAAACGTACGTCGCTCGCCTCCTACAGCTGGGGTGGGTTCGGCTCGCAAAACGACATCACCCAGTTCCGCGATGTCTTTCAACCCGACCAAGGGATCTTTTCCCCCGGCTATCCGCTGGTTCCGCCCGAGCGCGAGCGCACCCGGGTATGGGATTTCCCGGTTGGCTACAACACCATCTACACGCCGCGGTCGTATGAGCCGATCGGCTTTCACGAGCTTCGCGCCCTGGCCGAAAACCACGACATCACGCGGCTCGCCATCGAGACGCGCAAGGATCAGATCGAGCAGCTGGACTGGGCGATCCGCTCTCGTGACGAGAAGCGGCCCGCGACCGACGCGGCTGAACGCATCGCCAAATTGAACGCGTTCTGGCGCAAGCCGGATGGCGAGCAGCCCTTTGCGACCTGGCTGCGCGAGCTGCTCGAGGACCTATTGGTGCTGGACGCGCCAGCCCTCGAGCTGCGCCGCAACCGCGGCGGCGACGTCATCGGTCTCGATATTGTCGACGGAGCCACGATCAAGGTGCTGATCGACGATACCGGCCGCCGACCGCAGCCGCCGGCGCCGGCTTACGAGCAGATCATTCACGGGCGTCCGTGGCGGCTGTTGACCTCGAACGATCTCCTCTATCTGCCGCGCAATAAGCGGCCGCACAAGGCCTATGGTTTTGGGCCGTGCGAACAGATCGTCATGACGATCAATATCGGCCTGCGTCGCCAGCTGATGCAGCTGCAACACTTCACCGAGGGCAATGTGCCCCCTGGGCTGCTGAACGCGCCAGACGGCTGGAACGCCGAGCAGATCCGCCAGTTCCAGGAGTGGTTCGATTCGATCCTTGCCGGCAACACCGGCAGCCGCACCCGGCTGATTTGGGCGCCGACCGGGGCCAAGTATCAGGCCTTTAAAGAGGCGCCCTACAAGGACGAGTTCGACGAGTGGCTGGCTCGCATCGTCTGCTACGCGTTTTCGTTGCCGCCGACGGCATTTACCCCGCAGGTCAATCGGGCGACGGCGCAATCAGCGCAGGACACCGCTCTCAAAGAGGGGCTGGCGCCGCTGTCGAGCTGGGTCAAGCGGCTCGTCGACAGCGTCATTCAGGATCGCATGGGTCATGCCGACCTCGAATTCATCTGGTCCGACGTCCGGTCGAACGATCCCAAGGACCAGGCCTCGATCCTCGACATCTATGTCAAGGACGGGGTCTATACCCTGAATGAGGCCCGTGACCTGCTCGGATTGGCTCCGGTCGAAGGCGGTGACCAAACTATGTTTCAGACTGCACGCGGCCCGTTTCCGCTGCCTTCTCCGATCTCGTCAAAGCTGCCGAATCCATCCTAGCCTGGCGCTGCTGGGCATGCCGACGACAAGCTGAAGTTTTGTGCCGCGAGAAAGGCGGCACAAGGCTGCCGCCAGTTCCCGCTGCCAGTGCGCTATTGGCGATCGCTTTGGCGATGGCCGTTTGCACGCCCTCATCACCAATCGATCGGCGCGGCCCATCGCCGATCGCGGCCGGGCGCCCCGAACGTGTTCGTGACGCCCGGATCGTCAACAGGAGCTTCCGTACATGAGCGTCACACCCAACAACATTGTTGCCTACGGGTCGGCCAACATGCCCGAAGCCGATGGGCTTATCGTTGGCGGCGCGGTCGATTTTACCAAACGCGTCGCTTTTTACGATTTGAGCCCGGCCGGCACCGTCGACGTGGTGTCGAGCTCGCCCAGCGACAGCGGGACCAAGATGCAGGTGACCGGACGCGATGCGACCGGCGTCATCCAGACGCCGACGGCCGTGACGTTGAACGGGACGACCCCGGTCCCCGGTTCGCAGGGTTTCGAGCGGCTGCTCGCGGCGGTTATTACCGGGGGTGCGATCGGCTCACTATCGAACCCGGGCGGCACGGCGGCGCTCGGCGACGTCGCGGTCTATGCCCACACTCCGGTCGTCTCCGCGCACACGATGCAGACCGGCTCGGCCAACACCAGCGGCGCCACGCCGCCGATCGCCAAACTGCAATCGGGTGATGGTGCTACGGTCGCAGCGGGTCAGATCATCCGGATCACCAGCGGCACTGGAGCCAACCAGCTGCGCCAGATCATCGCGACTTCGGGCTACGGCGCCGATGTGGTGGCGGTCAGCCGCGACTGGACCACGTTGCCCGATGCGACCAGCGTCTACAGCATTCTCCAGGGCATGCTGTTCGAGAGCTCGCCCAATGCGGTGGTGGCGATCACCCGCTGTTTCTCGACCGCGGCGGCCGATATTCCCGGCGGGGCGCAGCGCGTGTTCTATGAAAAGATATTCGTCGTCAACAACAACAGCACGACGTCGCTGACGGGAGCGCAGGTCGAGATCGCCAGCGAGGCCCCGACCCTGCCGTCGGGCGCGCTGCTCGATCTGGCGCTGTGTACCGCGCTCGCCGACGGCAACACGACGACCAACCGCCAGACGGCGCCAACTTCCGGCGCCGGCTCGTTTGTGACCCAGCCGGCGCTCGTCTCGGTGCCTGGCGCCGGCAATCTGCCCTCCGGGGCCGCGCCCAACGGTGCCGGCGCGCAAGGCGTGTGGCTGCGCCTGACCTTGCCGGCCGGCGCCGCCGCCTACAAAGGCAGCGCCGACCTGCGGGTGCAAGGCACGACGACTTGAGCAGCGTGCACGCCCGCATCGGCGGCGCGGCGCAGCAGGCAAAGGCCCGCATTCCGCCACACGGCTGGACGAGGAGCGGGCCGAAGAGATGACGGGCAGCGGGTTTGCCTGGGAAGTCTTCTGCCTCGCTGCGGCAATCGTCATCCTCCTTCTCGTGCAGTGTCCAAAGGGTTGACAGGCGGCTGGCTTGTCGAAGCGTGCGCTGGTCGGAGCCGGCATTGTCCTCGCTATGCAGCGCGGAAAGCGCCGGAGCTTGTTATGGGCATCGCGCCGCGGCGCGCGAGCGAAGCCGGCCAGCGCGTCCTAACGAATCCATGAGGCATCGCACGAAATGACCGAGCCAATGACCCTCACCGGCATCATCGCTGCGGCCACGCCCGGCGCGCAGGGCTTCGACAGCGACACGGTGCTCGTCGCCGACACTGCGAGCAAACTGTTCGGGGCTGGCTTTCGATTTGCGCTGCGTTATTTGTCGCGCACCGAGCCGCAGAATCCGAGCGACCTGTCGACTGGTGAGGCGCAGGCGATTCTCGGCGCGGGCCTGGCGCTGATGGCGGTGCAGCATTGCCCGCTGTCAGGCTGGGCGCCATCGGCGGCGCTCGGCAAGCAATATGGGCAGTCGGCCTCGCACAACGCTGCTGCGATCGGGCTGCCCTTCGCCTCCACGCCGGCAGGCTTGGGTTTGAGCCTGTGGCTCGACCTCGAAGGGGTCGCGAGCTGGGCGAGCGCCGCCGACACGATTGCTTATTGCAATGCCTGGGCAGGTGCTGTCGAAGCCGCCGGGTTTCTGCCCGGCCTCTATGTCGGCGCGAACCAGCCGCTTTCCGGCGACGAGCTCTATTGGCGGCTGCGCGTTACGCATTATTGGAGGTCGGCCTCGACTGTGCCCGATATCCCTTATCGCGGCTATCAGATGGTGCAGGCCCTGGCGCCATCGCCGGTGGACGGGGTCGCCATCGACCGCGATGTGGTGATGGCTGACGCCTTTGGCGCGCTGCCAACATGGCTTACGAGCTGAACGGGATGGGAAGGCAATGAACGACGCAAACCTCAGCTCGCCGCTGCAGGTCGCCTCAGAGATTCGACGCCTCGCCAGCATGCTCTCTCGCAAAATGCCGGAACGCCAGTGGGCTGAAATCGTCGATGCGCTCGAGCATTGCGCGCGGCGGATCGACGACCTGGCGACCGCCATAGCTTGACTTGCCGAAAACCCAAATCCTCGCAGCAAGGGAGGTGTCAACATGCATTCTCTAATTCGCTCTTTCATCGTCGGCTCAGCTCTCGGGGTTGCGGCCGTTGCCTCGGCACAGGCGGCTACAGTCTCCGGCACCCTTACCATCGTGATAGCGCCACCGGCGCTGACGATGGTCATCAACCCGTCCAGCGCCAACGAAGCTTGCCAGGCGCCGGCTGGAACTGTCGTATCGCAGCTCTCGATTTCCGGCGGCGACGGCAACCCGGTCACGTTCGCTCTGGCACCGCTCAATTCAAGCGCGACCGATTTCGCGATCAGCGGTTCGAATGTCGTGATTGGCGCCAATGGTATCGCCTCCGCCCATTGCGGCGAGACCGAAGCCTTCACCATCACGGCGTCGCAGCAGTAGCAAGCTGGCTCCAGCTCGCAGCCGGACGGTCGATGGGTAGTCAAGAGAGGCACCCGAGGGTTTATGCCGCGTTAGACGGAATTAAAATCGCCGAGTCCCGACAATATCCGATCGCAGGGTGTTAAACATGTCTATGGTCTTATGTGAGGCGGGGTGGCGGATATGACCACCCTAAAGCCGTCTTACGGCACCCCGACCGCGATCACGATCACCACGAGCTCGCTGGCCAGCGACGCGAACCTATTGGCCGGGCGGCAGTCGAGCATCGTCAACAACACCTCCGACCTGGCGGTGGACTCGGTCGTCGGCGGCACGATCTCGGCCCCCGGCTCGGCCCCGACCGCCGGCACCTTTATCGAGGTGTGGCTGTTCGGCTCGTGGGATGGCGGGACGAGTTTTTCCGGCGGCGCATCCTCGGGCGGCGACGCCAACCTCTCGCTGGCGACGACCGGGACGAAGCAGCTCTTAAGCCGGGGGGCGCTGATCGGCCAGACCGATACGACGGCGCGCGCCTATGAGATCGGCCCGGTTTCGGTGGCGCAGGCCTTCGGCGGCACGATGCCTGACCATTGGGGCGTGTTTATCGTCCACGATCTCGGCGTGACCCTGGGCGCCGCAGCGCTCAAATACACGCCGATCCAGTACACCAACGCCTGATGCCGGCACTCCCGAAAATGCCGCGGATCGCCCCGTGGAAGACCACGGCCAAGGGGCTCGTGGCCTGCTGGCCGTTCTTTGAGGGCGCCGGGCCGGCGCTGCACGATGTGTCGGGGCAAGGCAACGATGGCACCAATCCGGGCACTTGGTACGGAACATTGGCGACCGGCTCGGTCGTGCCGCCGTTCAGCACGATCTCCTTGAACGGTTCCGAATACATCGCAGCTGTGGCCGGCAACAGCCCGGTCAGGACCGGAAAAGTGAGCGCGTGCGCGTGGGTGGCACCTGCCTCGCTGACCCGCGGGGATCTGGTGACGGTCTGGTACAGCGGAGGCAATGGCAACGATCAGTTTGATCTGCTCTTTGCCTCCGGCGTGCCCTACTTTTTTGTATCAAACGGGACGACTACAGCTGATGCAGCAGGTGCGGGTATTTCCGCCAACGTGTGGCAGCATTTATGCGGCACCTTTGACGGCGCGACGGTCAAGATTTACGTCAATGGCCTCTTATATTAGAGGCCAGCACCTCTTCCGCCCTGATATTAGGCTCCGGCGTTGGCCTTGGGGTGCGGCTTGGCAACAATACCCTTGGCGACGGGGCGTTGACCGGCTCCCTCAGCGAGACGCGCATCTACGACCGCGCGCTGGCGCCTGCGGAAATCTGGGACATCTACACCGGGAACGGGTGAGCCATGGCCGCGCTGTATCGGGCGCTTCCAAACCGATTGCGGTTGTTCTCGGTGCCTCCGGGGACCACGATAGTCTCAACCGATATCGGCCTCGCCTCCGCCATCCTCGCGACGCAAGCCCGCGACCAGGCGGTCGCCGTCGAGAGTACCGGGCGAGCATCAAGCGACGGGTCGGCACCGTTCGAATCGCTTACGCCAGCGTTGGCCGGTGCGGCTGGCGCCGGGGTGCTGCCGATCGAAGCCGGGGCCGCGGTGCGCTCGGATCGCGTAATCGCGGTCGAGGGCTCGGCACAGCTGCATGGGGATACGCCGGCCGCGGTCGAATGGTCCGGCGCCGTTGACCTCGCTGCCGATGCGCTAGTGCCGCTCGAAGGGCTCGCGACTGAGTGCGGGGAGCTGAGCGCCCCCGCCGAGACCGTCGCTTTGTTGTTGCTTGCGACTGAAGCCTCCGCCGAATGGCTGACGACAGCTTCCGGCGCTGCGGCATTGATGGCGGAAGCGCTTGCTGCGCTTGTGCGCGACGAGCGCGGCTTGACCGAGTGGCTGGGGACCGGAGCAACGATTCTCGCTGATGCGATGCTGCCACTGGAAGGGCGAGGAGCGCCGCCTGCGTCGTTGCTGTCGCTGGAATCAGGCCCTGGTCGGACCCGGTTGCTCGAGACGCCGGGCCGAGTTCGCCTGGTCAGGAGAAATTGAGATGCGCCTGCCCGCCGCCTTCGATCCAATAGAACCGAACGAAATCGACAATTTCGCTTTCGACTTCACTGCTGATATGGGCGCCACGACGATCCTGTCGACGAGCTGGACTTGCGCGCTGGCACCGTACCAGACGGCAACAGATGCGACACCGCAAGCACGAATTCTGTCGGCATCGGCACAGACCCAGATCCAGCTGCGCTCACCGCTCGACGGCTCACTGCAGACCATGGTGGGATTCTTCTCTGTGGCTACGGTCGGCGGCATGCCGGCCTCGGCCATTGGCGGCACCTATGTCCTCGAGGCAACCGCCAATCTCAGCGACGGCCGGGTGCTGAAGCTCAACTCGACGGTGCTGTGCGCGCCGCCCGGCCCCTGAGCACCTCGGACAACTGGGCCGGGACACGATGGCCCAGGCTCCAATACCAGAAGCGCGGCGGTGGCGGCTGACGGCCGCTGCCGCCTCGCGAAACCAAAGGCTAGAAATCGCATCATGAAAATCTACCTGCCGATCGCGAAGGTCGATGCGGATAGGCGCGAGGTGTGGGGATATGCCTCGACTGAAGCGCGCGATGACCAGGGTGAGGTCGTAAGGCGAGAAGCGCTGATCGCGGCGCTCGGCGACTATATGCGGTTTGCCAATATCCGCGAGATGCACCAGCTCTCAGCGGTTGGCGTCGCCAGGGAGGCTGCGGTCGATGACAAGGGCCTTTATGTCGGTGCTCGGATCGTCGATGACCAGGCTTGGCAGAAGGTGATCGAGGGCGTCTACAAAGGCTACTCGATCGGCGGCCTCGTGACCCAGCGCGATCCGGCCGACTTCAAGACGATCACCGGCCTGGTCCTCAACGAAATTTCGCTGGTCGATCGCCCGGCCAATCCCGAGGCGGTGTTCGACTATTGGAAAGCCGCAGGAGCATCGCTGATGCCAGAGACCCGGTTCAAAAATCCGCCGATGCAAGTCTGGGCCTGCGGCGTGCCCGAGCACCGCCACCTGGCCAAGGCCGATGCGCTGAAATGTCAGGACCAGCAAGCGCCATTCGCCGGTTTCGCCCGGTCGAGCGACAGCAAGGGGTCTGGGGCGGAGCTAATTGCCGCGGCGCGAAGCGCCATTGCAACCGCTGAAGGGGTGCTCGAAAAGGCTCAGAGCACGACTGGGGGAGACGCCGCTTACGGCGCGGTCGACTATGCCGATCCGGGCTATCAGGCAGACGGCAAGAAGCGCTACCCGATCGATACCGAAAGACACATCCGGGCCGCGTGGAATTTTATCAACCGCCCGAGCAACGCGCAGCGCTACACGACGGCGCAGCTCGACCAGATCAAAGCGCGCATCGTCGCCGCATGGAAGGAGAAGATCGACAACGACGGGCCGCACGCGGCCGACGAGGGAAACAAGGCCGGACGGAACTCGGCGCAGGTCGCACTGACCAAGGCGCTGTGGGATGTCGGCCATGTTGCCCGCATCATTCTCGACCTGGATTGGCTTGAGGACAGCCTCGCCGTCGAAGCGGCGATGGAAGGCGACGATTCGCCCCAGCCGGCGCGGCTTCAGGCAATCATCGCCGAGCTGTGCGGGTTTCTTAATGCTTTGGTGGCCGAAGAGACCGAAGAGATCCTGGACGACACGGAGATCAGCGGCGCTCCTGGTGGCCCGGACATGGAGGAGGTTCTGACCATGGCGGCCGGCACGGCGGGGACCGCCCATGTGGCCGATCTGTGCCGGGTCCGCGGCCCGAAGCTGCAAAAATTCGCCGCTGGGCTAATCGCCAAGTCGAAGCATAGCGTCGGGGACCAGGCGCTGCTCGACCTCGCCTATCACGCGGTGGATAAATGCATTGGAATGGACGGATTGCTGTTTGCCGAAAAGAGCCGGCTCGGCCAGGCGCGCGACGCGCTAAAGGCGGCGGGTGCCGCTCCAAGCGAGGGGACCACGGCCAATACGGGTCGCAACCCCGAAATCCCGGCGCCGATGGTCCGGCCGCCCGCGCGCGAATACCGTCCCAGCGCGAATGCCGCGGTTGACCCGTCTCAGAACTCTGCTTCGGCCGTCTCGGAGGGCGTGCTCGAGATGATCGCCGCGGCGCTGGGCAAGCGCGGGTCCGGGCATCAGGCGCTGATGGATGTCGCGCATGACTGCATCGGGAAGCTGACCGGCGGAGCATTATGCGCCGCGGTCAAGGCCGGGGCGCGCCATTCGCAGGAAACCTTGCAGCGCCTTGCTGAGGCGCATGACCACCTGGTCGCTGCCGGCGCCAAATGCGATGCGGCCGGTTTCGTCCCCGAGGCGGAATGGCAGGGGACCGAATTCGAGACCGGCAAGGCCGCGGCGGGCAATCTGGCCAAGATGTTGGCCGGCGAACGGGCAGAAAAGGCGGCGCTGATCGCGACCCTGTCCGAGATCGTGCCGCGCCTCGACCAGCTGTCAAAGCGGGTCGAGGACATCGCGCGCACGCCACTGCCGCCGCTGACCGTCAGCAAAAGCGTGGCTGCGGTCTCCAAGCAGCAGGATTGGGGGGCCGGCGCCAGCGGAGCATCGCCCGACGATCTCGCCGCCGCCTTTTCGCGCATGAGCAAGGAAGAGCAGACCCTGACCCTGATCAAGGCGAGCTACGCCAACCCGATCCACCCACCCGGCCTCGCCCCCGCCGCCTCTGCCAAGGACCGGCGCGGCGAATAACTCCGGCCCATCGGCCGTCACCGAACCCGCCCTGTGGCGGGTTTTTCTTTGCCCCCCTTTTGGGAGGAACTGTTGATGAGCTCAGTCACCCAGGACACGCTGGAGCTTTGCAAGAGTGCGCTCCGGCATCCCAACGACGTGCTGGCCAAGTCGATTTCGACCGCGACCGGCCTCGTCGCTTACGATTTGCAGGCGCCGGCGAAAAACCTTTATCCCTTCGTCACCCCGATCAGGAACGTCATGCCGCGGGTCGGCGGCGGCACCGGCACGGCGACCAACTGGCGCCAGGTCAACGCAATCATCGGCTCCGGCTTTGATGCGATGGGCTGGGTCCCGGAAGGCCAGCGCTCGGGGCAGATGTCGTATTCGACCTCAAGCAAATCAGCGACGTTCGTCACCATCGGCGAGGAGGATGCCGCGACTTTCGAAGCGATCTCCGCCGGCCGCGAGTTCGAGGACATCCAGTCGCGGATGACCTTTCGCCTCTTACAAAAGATGATGCTGAAGGAGGAGATGGCGATCCTCGCCGGCAACGCCTCGCTGCAGCTTGGCACGCCCGCCACTCCGACCTTGTCGGCATCCGGCGCCGCGGCGACGCTGCCGGCCGGCACCTATTACGTCAAGGTCGTGGCGCTGACCCTTGAGGGCTACCAGAATTCGAGCGTGGCGAATGGGGTGGCCACGACCAAGTTGGTCACCGGCGTCGACAACAAGACCTTCACGCTGTCGGGCGGCTCGTCCAACATCAGCGCCGAGGCAAATCAGGCGGTGACGCTCGGCCAGAGCCTGTTCTGCAGCGTCACCCCGATCCAGGGGGCGGTTGGTTATGCCTGGTACATCTCGGCGGCGACCGGGACAGAGACGTTGCAGGCGATCACCACGCTCAACAGCCTCGCGGTTTCGGCGCCCCTCAGCACCGGGAACCAGTCGCAGAGCGTGGTCACGGCCGACAATTCGGCCAATCCGAGCTATGCCTATGACGGCCTGTTGACGACAGCCCTGAAAAACGGGTCGAACGCCTATGTCAACATCATGGCCACCGGCACCGCCGGCACCGGCACGACCCTGACCGCCTCGGGCCGCGGGTCGGTCGTCGAGATCGACACGATGTTCCAGACCATGTGGAACAATTTCGAATTGTCTCCGACGGTTCTTTACGTCAATGCGCAGGAGCTCAAGAACATTACCACGAAGGTATTGTCGAACAGCTCGGGGCCGCTGCTGCGCTACGACACGCCGGCCGATGGCAGCGAGGGCGAGTACCAGCTGACCGCATCCGGGGTGGTGCAATTCTATTACAACCCGTTCGCGATCTATGGCGGGCTGCGCATCTCGATCAAGATCCACCCGCGCGTCCCGCCCGGCACGATCATCGGCTGGGCCGAGAACCTGCCGATCCAGTACCAGTCGAACGAAGTGCCAAACGTCGCTGAGGTCAAGACCCGGCAAGACTACTACCAAATCGACTGGCCGATCGTCACAAGACAGCGCCAGGTCGGAGTCTATGCCGAAGAGGTGCTGGCGGTTTACGCGCCGTTTGCGATGGGTGTGATCACCAACATCGCCAACGGCTGATCCCGATGATCGAGCTGATAGCGCTGCGTGCCGTGTTCGGCCAGGACGAGGCCAATCACGGCACGGCGCGCTATCGCGTCGATGCCGAGGGGCTGGTGCATGTGCCGCCCGAAGCTGTCGATTTTCTGATCAGCAAGGGAGGGTTTGTTTTGCCAAAAACGAGCGGCGCTGCAACCGCGCAGCCCGAGCCCATCGACGCCAAGCCGGACGGTCTGGTGCGGCTGCATCACGGCGACGCTGCCGGGTGCAGCTATGCCGGGCGCCAATATCCAAGCGACGAGAACGGCGACGTGCTGGTTCCGGCGCCGGCTGCGGCCGATCTGATGGCGCACGGCTTCGTGCCGGCGCCGGAGGATGGTTTGCCCTATCGCCCTGGACCGGCGGCAAAGCCGGCCGCTGTAGGTAAGCCGGCGCCTGGAGCCATGCCGAAGCCGGCTTTACGTGAGGCGAGGGGGTGAGCGTGTCCGAGACCAGCAAGCCGGTCTACGCCGCGACCGTAAGGCAGGCGATCAAGGTCATCAATCCGGCGGTGACCAGCGCCGCACAAGCCTGCGGCTGGCCGGCCGCCTTCGACGCGGTCAGCACTTTGTTGATATCGCTGCTGATCGCCGCGGTCGGCGGGGAAGAGGCGCGCGCCGCCTGCGGGCGGATGTACGAGGAAGTGGCGAGGCTTGAGGACGCCTTGGTGCCGCTGCTGGAATTGGCTGCGGATTCGGGCGTAGAGCCGCAGGGACGCGCCTGATGGCCTACGGCGATTTGACGAACCTCGCCGATGTCAAGGCGTGGCTGCAGACCGGCCAGAGTGCCTTTCCGCCGACCGACGACGCATTGCTGACCCGGCTGATCACGGCGGCAAGCCAGTACATCCAGACTTGGCTCAACCGTCGGGTCGTCCAATCCGATTATGTGGACGTGCGTGACGGAACCGGCGGCCAGCGCTTGCAATTCGCCTGCTTTCCGGTTTCCGCCGTGCTGTCGCTGACGATCGACGGCATCGCCATTCCCCCGGCCCCGCCGCCATTGCCGAGCACCGGGTTGGCCGCGGGATATGTGTTCTCGCCGACGCAATTGGCCCGTCCGCGGCTATTGTTTCACGCGCCGAGCCCAGAATGTGATTGTGACCTACACGGCAGGGTACCCGGCGACCCCTCCCGAAATCGCCCAGGCGTGCATCGAGCTGGTGGCGCTGCGCTACCGCGAGCGCACGCGGATCGGCGAGGTCTCGCGATCGGTCGGCGGCGGCGAGACCGTCAGTTATGCGCAAAGGGATATGAGCCCATCTATCGCGACATTGCTGCAGCAATACCGTGTAGTGGCGCCGATTGCCGGCTATTCGCTGGCGATGGCGCCGACCGGCACCGACCCGGCGACACTCGTGGCGGCGCTATGATTTTGGCCGGTCTCGTTGGCGACAGGGCGGCGCTCGATCAGCTAAGAGGTCTGCCGGATGCAGCTAATGCGGGGCTCGCGCGCGCGGTCGCCAAGCTCGGCATCGCTCTGCAGAGCAATGTGCAGCAGAACAAGCTAAGCGGCCAAGTGCTCAACGTCCGGAGCGGAGCCTTGAGATCAAGCATTGATGTTGCGTTCGAGCAGAGCGGCGCCGGGGTCACCGCGACGGTGTTCACCGATCTCGATTACGCCGCAGCCCAGGAATACGGATTTTCCGGGACGGTCAATGTCCGATCGAGCCTGCGGCTGATCAAAGAGGCGTTCGGTCGCCCAATTGCCGGCAGGGCCATCAGCATCGGCGCGCACAGCCGCCGTATGGATTTGCCCGAACGTTCGTTTCTGCGCTCGGCGCTCGCCGACATGGCGCCGGACATCAGCGCTGGTGTTGAAGACGCTTTGTGCGAGGCGATAACCTGATGATCATTCGCGAAGCTATTTACGCCGCGCTGTGGACGCTTGGCTCGCAGGCGGGGCGCTTTGCCAGCGTCAATCGCAGGCTGCGGCATTGGGCCGATGTGGCGCCGGCCGAGCAGCCGGCATTGTTCATGAGCGAAAAGGGCGGCCACGCCGCGATCAAGGTATTGGGCGCGCCGATCGTGTGGACGCTTTACGCCGATTTCTACATCTACGTCCATTCGAGCGACCCGTATGCGGCGCCGGCGACCATTCTGAACCCGCTGCTCGATGCCCTCGAACGCGCATTGGCGCCATCGCCGGCGACCGGGATCCAGAATCTCGGACTGCCGCTGATGGTGCAGCACGCCTACATCGCCGGCAAGATCGACACCGACGAGGGCATCCTCGGCGACCAGGCGATCGGCATCGTTCCGGTCGAGATTTTATGCGTCTGAGGGTCCCAAGCTGCGGGCCTGCCGGAGCTGCGGGCCTGCCGGTCTGTCGCGCAGGCCTGCTCGACCAGCGCAGACCAACGGCCTCACATTACCGGAGCAAAGCATAACTGACAAAGACGGGACGATTGAGACGCCAGCCAATCCGGTCCACCAGCTGATCGAGCGCTGGTGGGAAGATCACTTCCCAGGCTCGGCGATCGCCCGCGACACTGCGGCGTGGAATATTGCGCATGCCGCCAAGGAAACGCTGAAGCGGCTGCTGGGACAGGAGCCGCGCCCAGGCCAAAACCCGCCTGCTGCGGATGCCGGGTCAGGGCGAGGCGGCGAAGATTTTCAAGGGAGTAACTGAAATGCAGCTCAGCTTCGGCTCTGGCGCTGTCTGGGGCGAACGCACCGATGTAACCGGCTCCGGTATCGGTCCGCGCCAGTTCGGCGTGCTCCAGGACATCCAGATCGATTTCGACTGGACCGACAAGGAGCTCTACGGCCAGCTCCAGTTCCCGGTGGCGATCGCCCGCGGCCAGGGCAAGATCAGCGGCAAGGCCAAGTTCGCCCAGATCCTTGGGCTCCTTTACTCCGACATCTTCTTTGGCACGACTGCCGCTACCGGCCAGTTCGCGGTGTCGCAACTCGAAGCCGGGAGCGTGCCAGCAACCACGCCCTATACGGTCACCGTCGCCAATGCGGCGCATTACAACGACGACCTCGGCGTCATCTATACCGGCTCCGGCCTGCGGTTCAACCGGGTGACAACACCCTCTGTCGCCGGTCAATACTCGATCAATTTCGCCACTGGTGTCTATACCTTCTCGGCTGCCGATGCCAACGCGGCGGTGCTGATCTCATATACCTACAACGTCACGACCAGCGGCAGCAAGCTGACCTTGACCAACCAGCTGATGGGAACGACGCCGACCTTCAAGGCGACGTTCTACACGACGTACAGCGGCGAGGGCTTGGCGCTGCGACTCAATGCGTGCACCGCGAATAAGCTGTCGATGCCGACCAAGATCGATGATTGGTCGATCAGCGAGCTCGACTTTATGGCGTTTGCCGACGCCTCCGGCACGATCGGCTATCTCTCGACCGTGGAATAGACCCGACGTTGACTGGGGCATCGCTGCGAGGCCCGGCAGCCGCCACGGCGATCTCCACCGGGCGATTGCTCGCGGTGCTTGCAACGACGATGGCGTGAGGAGGAGTCAAGATGATTCCGGGCATGATGATCGCTATGGGCGGTCAACAGTGGACGATCCCGCCATTGACCTTGGGCCAGCTTCGCCGGCTGATGCCCAAGATCCATCAGCTGACCGAGATCGGCGCGCAGATGGGCGAGGCCCAGATCGGCGTCCTGGTCGAGATCGTCACGGCCGCGTTGCAGCGCAACTACCCCGAGATGACAGCAGATGCGGTCGAGACCCTACTCGATCTCGGCAATGCCGGGACCGTACTGAGCGCCGTGCTGACCGGCTCGGGTCTGCAAACGCAGGAACGACCGCCGGGGGAAGCCCCAGCCCCCGGGCCAGGCTCGGGGGCGGTGCGCGCTCCGGGGACGATTGGAGACACATCTACGGTCTCCTCGCCACCGCCTGCGGCTATTCCTATCCAGTAATCGACGCGATGACATTGATCGATGTCGAGGAGCTGACCCGGTATTGGGTCGATCATCCGCCGCTGCACCTGATGGTGGCGGCCTATCTCGGCGTCGGCAAGGGAAATGGCAAGCGGACTCGATCCGGGTCCGTTGCCGCAGCGGCCGCAGCGCATGGTGCGAACAGGGATGTCGGCGCGCTGCTCGCCGAACTCGGGCCGAGCTTCGCGGGGGCCGACGTGCATGCCGGCCTCGCCCCGGTGGTGCTCGATTTTGCCGAGCTGAGGCGCGGGGCCAAGCCGGCCGGCTGAGAGCGCAGCGAGCTGTGCGCCACGGCGTTGGCGCCGGATGAGCGCCCTTAACGCGCCTTTTTAATCTGAGAGGCCGACTTTGGCTGATATTGAAACCAGCGTCGCCATTTCCGCCAACACCGACGATCTGCAATCGGGCATGCAGAGTGCCGCGAATTCGGTGGAAACCGCGACCGAGGCAATGAAGGCCCAGTTCTCCGGCCTTGGCGCCACTGCCCAGCAGGCGCAGTCGCGCGTCACCGCCGCGGCGGCGCAGATCGGGTCGGCGGTCGGCGCGCTGCAGGCCAAAGCAGCGAACCTTGCCGGCGCGGCGGCCGGAGGCATCGGCCAGAAGGCTGGCGCCGGGGCCGACCGCGGCCAGGGCGCCGGAATTTCCGTCAGCGAGGCCGGCGGGCGGGGCCAATCTGCCGGCGGGCAGAACCGCCTGCAGCAGTGGCGGGCCGATTTGCAAACCCAGCTCAGCGACGAGCAATCGTATTTTGCCGATTCGAAGGCCGAAGAGCTGGCGTTCTGGCAGGACAAGCTGGCGCTGACCGAGGCCGGCTCGAAGGAGCAGCTAGCGGTCCAGAACGACATCTATCAGCTGCAAAAGCAGCTGGCGGTGCAAAACGAGCGCGACACCCTGGCCTCGCTCGACGCCGATGAAAAGGTCACCACCGCTGCCTATGCGCGCAAGAAGGCGGCAATTCAAGAGCAGACCGAGCTCGGCAAGACCTCAGCCGGAGAGGAGGTCGCGCAGCTTAAAGACCTGCTCGATAGCGAATGGGCGCTTGAGCAGGATTACTACGAGAAAAAGCTGGCAGCTGCGACAGACGACGCGCGCACCCAGGAGAAGTTGACCGAGCAGGAAGGCCTCGCCTATCAGAAATACCTGACTGACAAGGACAAGCTCGACGCGCAGGCGGTGCGCGACAGCCAAAAGCAATGGGCGAGCTTGCTCGAGCCGATCCAGCGCGCGCTCGACACCTCGATCACCGGGATCGTCCTGGGCACGACGACGGTGCAAAAGGCGCTGTCGAACCTCGCGCAATCGATTATCGCCGAATTTGTCAACTCCGCTGTCAAAAGCGTGTTCGGCGAGATCGGCAAACTGCTCGGCGCGAGCCTGGCGGGAGGGGATAGAGGCGGCAGCGGCGGCAGCGGCAATCAGGATTTCTGGGGTGGCATCACCGGCGCTGGCGAGAGCGTCGCGGGCGGCGGGATTTCCCAGGGGTTGTTCGGCTCCGGCGGGATTCTCGGTGCGCTCGGGCTCGGCAGCCTAGTTTCGGGCGGCGGGCTCTTTGGCGGCCTGTTCAAGGGCATCGGCTCGCTGTTCGGTTTTGAGCATGGCGGCATCGTGCCGTCGGCGGCGGGCGGCTGGATGGTCCCATCGGCCTCGCTGGCGATGCTGCACGCCAATGAAATGGTATTGCCGGCCAATATCAGCCAAGGGCTCCAGTCGATGATCGCCGGCGGCGGGGGAGGCGGCGGCGCCTCGGCCGGGGCCAATGTCATGTTCAATGTTTCGGCGATGGACAGCCAGTCCGTCGCAAAATTCTTCCAATCCAACGGCAGTGTTCTGGTCGCCGCGATCAACCGCGCGATGCGCAACGGGTCCACTCTGCGGAGCGCCTGATGGCACTGGTTTTCCCGACGTTGCCGGGGCTTGCCTGGAGCGTTACCAAGGCGCCAACCTTCCAGACCCGCATCCAGCGCGCGGTGTCGGGCCGCGAGCTGCGGGCGCTCGACTACCCTTATCCGCTGTGGCAGTTCACCCTCGTCTTCGCATTTCTGCGCGACAACCCGGCTGCGGGCTACGATGAATTGCGCACGCTGCTCGGGTTCTTCCTGTCGTGCCAGGGGGCTTACGGCACCTTTCTGTTCCAGGACCCGAGCGATTACCAGGTCACCGGCCAATATCTCGGCGCCGGCGACTCAAGCGCCTCCGTCTTCCAGCTGCGGCGCACGATGGGCGCTGGATTGCCCAGCGGCGGCTTTGCCGAGCCGATCCTGGCGCCAGACCTCGTCGCCGCAGTCTGTTTTAACGGGATCACTCAGAGCCCGTCGAGCTACAGCGCCGACCCGAATACCGGGCTGCTGACCTTTGCGGCACCGCCGGCCACCGGTCTCGTCATCACGGCTGACTTCTCCTATTGGTTCCGCTGCCGCTTTGTCGATGACAGCTACGACTTCGAGAACTTCATGTATCGGCTGTGGCAGCTGAAAAAGCTGACATTCATTTCGGTGAGGCCATGATGCTGCTGAAATCACCAGCACGACGCCGTTCTCGGGTGCTGTTCATCTGCAAGCGGCGCCGCGGTTATTGGGGCCCCTGCGAGCATTATGTCGCAGACTTGTCGTCGGGTCTGAGCAATTCAGTTGCCTTTCTCGTCGATATGCTGGCCGGGCTCGGCGTGGCGGCAAAGGCCGTCGATGTCGTCGACAACAACTCGATCGATCGCGAAGTCACGGCGTTTCGAGCCACGCACGCGATCATCGAGGCGCTGTGGGTCGTGCCCGAAAAGTTTGATGTTCTGGCGAGGCTTCACCCGCGCGTGCAATGGATCGTGCGCACCCACTCGGAAGCGCCGGTCCTGTCCAATGAGGGAATAGCGACCGCGTGGATCACCGGCTATCTGAAGCGCGGCGTCGAAATCATGTGCAATTCGACGGCCGCCCAGATGCAGCTGAAAGCCATGGCCGCCGATGTCGGTGGCGCGGAATCGCTGATCAGCTACGGGCCGAATTTTTACCCGTTCCCTGGGCAGGCTGCGGTGACGCCGCACCCACCGGTGGCGATGGGCGAAGCTCATATCGGGTGTTTTGGCGCGATCCGCCCATTAAAGAACCATTTGGCGCAGGCCATCGCCGCGATCTCCTTTGCCAATGCCCAGGGCCTAAAGCTGCGGTTCCATGTCAATGCCGGCCGGGTCGAGGGCGGCGCATCGCCGGTGCTGCGCAATCTGCGTCAGCTGTTTTCGGCTTCCGCCGGCAGCCGTCATGTGCTGGTCGAGCAGGACTGGCTGCCGCATCAGGAGTTTTTGCAGAGCCTCGCAGCGACCACCGACATTGCGATGCAGGTGTCGTTTTCCGAAACCTTCAATGTCGTCTCGGCGGATTCGGCTGCGGTTGGCCTGCCGGTCGTCGGGTCTGCCGCGATCCCATGGCTCGGCGCTTACGCGCAGGTTTCGCCCGGCGATATCGCCGCTATGGAGACGGCCTTGGATGCGGTTTGGAACGTCGATCTTCGCCAGCGGCTCAGCTCGCAAAGCAGCGATCTGCGCGCCTGGTCGCAGGCGGCGCAATCGGCGTGGTCGGCGCGGTTCCAACGATCGAGCGCGGCGCATGAAGCCTGCCTCGCCGGCGCTGATCGCGCTGCTGAATTCGTCCGAGCAGTTTGTGATGGCCGACCTCTACACCTTCACTCTGGTCGGCGGCAATGTGGTGCGCTATTCGGCGGCGCCGACCGCGATCGCCGCCAATGGCTTTTCCTTTGGCCTCGGCCCCAAATTCGAGCGCTCGAAGACCAAGACGGTGATCGGGACGCAAGTCGACGAGCTCGACATCAAGGTCTACCCCGAGCCGACCGACCTGATCGGCGCGACCCCGTGGCTGCAGGCGGCCTGGCAGGGCCAGCTCGACGGCGCGCTCTTACAGCTGGAGCGCGCCTTCATGCCGACCTATGCCGACACCAGCCCGGGAACGGTGGTGCTGTTCGCGGGCCGCATCTCGGACCTCGATTGCAGCCGCACCGGCATCGACATGAAGTGCCGCTCGCACCTCGAATTGCTGAACATTCAGATGCCGCGGCGGCTGTGGCAATCCTCGTGCACGCATGTCTTCGGCGACGCGATGTGCCAGTTCGACCGGGCGAGCCTGCTGGCGAATTTCGCCTGTCTGCCTGGCTCGGTCGAGACCCAGATCCTCAGCAGCATCAATCCGACGCCGCCCGGGCTCTACGTCCAAGGAACGATCATCGGCCTGACCGGGGCAAACGCCGGCGATAGCCGGACGATCGCGCAAATGGCCAATGGCGCGGTCACGGTCAAGCTCGCCTTCCTGGCGGCGCCGGCAACGGGCGACCAGTTTCAGCTGCTGCCCGGCTGCGACCGGACGCTGCCGACCTGCACCAACGTCTTCAACAACGCCATCCATTTCGGCGGAATGCCCTACGTCCCGACCCCGGAAAGCGCGGTATGAGCGACACGCGCCGTACCGCGGTTACTGCCGAGGCGGCGACATGGCTGCGCACGCCGTATCACCATATGGGACGGGTTAGGGGCGGCGGCACCGACTGCCTGATGCTGCTGGCCGAGGTTTATCGGGCCGCAGGCGTCATTCCGCATCTTGAGATACCGTTTTATCCGCCCGATTGGCACCTGCATCGCGGCGTCGAACGCTATCTTGAAGGACTGATGCAATATGCCCGCGAGATCGGCGGGCCACCGCAGCCGGGCGACGCCGTGCTGTTCAGATTTGGCCGCTGCTTTGCCCACGGCGCGATCGTCATTGCCTGGCCGCGGCTGATCCACGCCTGGCACAGTGCCGGGGTCGTTTATGCCGACGCCAATCAGGGGCAGCTCGCCGGGCGCGACGCCCGGTTTTTCTGCCCCTTCTCTGACCTCTGATTTCTGACCTCTGGGATCTGAATGACCGGGATTCTTCGCGGCGGGTCGAACGCCAAGCAGAAGACGGCGATCGGCTCGCTGCAATTCCAGACCTCGCAAAAGGGCGGCGCGATCCCGCTCATCTATGGAACGACGCGGGTTGCGCCCAACCTGATCCAGTACGACGATTTCATCCCGACGCCGGCGAATTCGGGCATCAAAGGCAAGGGTGGCGGCGGCGGCAAATCGGGGAGCGGCGAATACAATTACAGCGCCTCGGTGATCTTGGGCGTGTGCCAGGGGCCGGTCACCGGCTTTGGCACGGTATGGTGGAACAAGAATACGGTGCCGCTCACCGCCATGCCGGGCCTATCGACGATCAATCTTGGCGCCGACGGCCAGCCGGCCGACCCCTATTGGGTCAGCAATCACCCGGCCACTGCTCTAAATTATTCCGGCACCGCCAACGTTACGCTGGATAATTATCAGCTGGGCATGAGCGCGGCCCTGCCCAATTTCTCGTTCGAGGTCATCGGCATCGAATCATCGAGCGGGATCAATGGCTACGACGCCAACCCGGCGGCGATCATTACCGATTTCCTGACCAATCCGCGCTATGGCGCGGGGTTTCCGGCGGCCAATCTCGACAGCCTCAGCACCTATTCGCAATATTGCGCCGCCGCCGGCCTGTTTCTGTCGCCGCTGCTGAATACCCAGCAGGAGGCGCAGAAATCGCTGGGCGACATCGCCCAGATCACCAACAGCGCCATCGTCTGGTCGGGCGCGCGGCTGAAGATCCTGCCCTATGGAGACCAGCCGTTCAGCGTCACCTACACGATCATCGGCCTCTCTGGAACCATCGTTGCCGGCGACACCTTGAGCCTGACCTTTGCGAACCCGGCGCTTGGCGGATTGCCGGTCACAGTCACCTACACTGCCAGCCTCGCCGACCAGACCTCCTACACCAGCACTGCGGCGGGGCTGGCGCAGCAGGTCGTCGGCAACGGAACGCTCGGGGGGTACGGCATCTATGCGTCCTGCTCGGTGAATTCTTTGGTCATTGTCCAATCGCAGGGCGGCGCCATGATCACGGGCAATGCCAGCGGCGCCGAGACGATCTTTGTCGGCACCACTAGCGCACCCTACACCTATACTCCGAACATCAACGTGCTCTACAGCTTCGGCGAGGACGATTTTATCGTCCAGGAGTCGACGGTCGGCACCTATCTCGGGGTCAATCCGGGCGGGCCGGCACTGCGGCAGGGCGCGGGGCCGATCACCGAGGGCTTTACCGACGACCCGGTGCACATCGTCCGTTCGAGCCCAGCCGACGCCGACAACATGATCGAGGTCGAGTGCCTCGACCGCGCCAACAGCTACAACACCACGATCGTCGAGGCGTTCGACCAGGGCTCAATCGATCTTTACGGCGTGCGGCGCAATACCTCGTTGAAGGCGAATGCGATCGTCGATGCGACTTATGCCGGGCCGATGGCGGCGCAGCTGCTGTTGCAGCGCAGCCTCTACATCCGCAATACCTATACGTTTCAGCTCGGCTGGAAATATTGCCTGCTCGAGCCGATGGATCTGGTTCAAATCACCGACGCGCGGCTCGGCGCTGCGGCATTGACCGTGCGCGTCACCGCGGTCGAGGAGGATGACGAGGGGACATTATCGATCACCGCCGAAGACTATTTCGGCGGCTATTCGACCGCCGTGCTGTATCCAAAGCAGGGTGCCGCCGGCTATGTGCCGAACTATAATTCGGCACCGGGCGGGACCAACCCGCCGCTGATATTCGAGCCGCCGGCGGGGCTGCTGTCGGGCAATTTGGAGATCTGGGTCGGGCTGTCCGGCAGCGCAAATTGGGGCTCGGCGCAGGTCTGGATCTCAAGCGACGGCAGCTCTTATGCGCTAGCCGGCACGGTCGATGCGCCGGCGACGCAAGGGGTTTCGACCGCCGATCTGCCGCCGCATTCCTCGCCGGACATGGCCAATACGCTGGCGGTCGATCTGTCCGAGAGCCGGGGCTCGCTGGTCTCGGTCTCGGCGACCGATGCGCAGAACCTGGCGACGCTGAGCTATGTCGGCGGCGAATTGCTCGCCTATCAGACTGCCAGCTTGACCGGGGCTTCGAACTACAATCTGACGACCCTGTACCGCGGCGCCTATGGCACGACGATTGCCGATCATCCGGCCGACGCCCAATTCGCGCTGCTCAATGGGGCGATCGGACATTTCCCCTATCCGGCAAATCTGATCGGGCAGACGATCTATCTGAAATTCGTCTCGCTGAACATCGTCGGCGGCGGCATCGAGGACCTGGCCTCGGTCCCGGCCTACACCCACACGATCACCGGCGCCGGGCAAGCGACCGTGAGCGTCGTCACCGGGACATTCGTCAACGGCGCGCCGAGCGCCAGCCTAGTGCTGCAGCGCTATGTGTTTGCCACCGCCGTGACGTTCCCGGCTGGGCTCGCCGGCAGCCAGGGAACTGCCGAAACCGCGGCTACGGCCATGGCAAAGTTCGAGGTGCAAAAGAACGGGGCCAATGTCGGCACCATGGTGTTCGCGGCCGCGGCGACCACCGCAAAATTCGCGATGACCTCGGCCACGACATTCAATGCCGGGGATGTGCTGACCTTGGTGGCGCCGGCAGTGCCGGACGCGACGCTGGCCAATTTGGCGTGGACGTTCATCGGAGCAACGGGAGCATGAGGCAGATGTCGAGGCTGTGGAACTACGTCGACGGCCGTGCAGTGGCGTTCGCTGACGGGGTGGTCACGCTGGGCGCGCTGTCGCTGGCGATCGTGCTGGCGCTGTGGCTCGGGGGCTGCGCGCAGATCGGACAATTGACCGCGACCGATGCGCAGAATGCGACGGCGATCGCGACCGCGGTTGGCGATAGTGAAGGCGCCGCCTGCTGGCCAGTGCTGGCCGCGACCGGGAATGCAATCGCCGCGGGCGGGAGCTCGGCGGGACTCTTGACCACGATTGAAGAAAAGCGCGCGGTCAGGATCGCGCTGCAAGATACCGCGTGTCAGCCGGTCTGGGCGGGAGTGCTGGCGGAGCTGCTGAAAGCGACCCCGGCGGCCCCGTTCGTGCCATGATGCCGCGGCCGCATTTTTCGCCCGAGATCAATTTCGGGCACATCATGCAGGCGGCGGTGCTGATGCTGACGATCGGCGGCGGCGCCGTCACCAGCTACATCAGCCTGCGCGGCGACATCGAGCAGCTGCGCGCCGACCTCAGCGTCAAGATCGCCTCGCATGAGCTGCGCATCGAAGAGATCGAGCAGGCGGCGGAACAGCGCCGGCTCGACGAGCGCGATTTTCGCGCGGAAATGCGCACAGCACTGGCGCGGATCATCGACGCCATCGGCGATCTGCGCACCCAGATCGTGCAAAAGCAGGACCGGAAATAAATGGCTTCTGATTCGTGGCGAAAGCCCACCCTGTTGGGGAGCACGCAATGCTGCCGCGCCAGCTGACCGGGGTCGATCCGGAAACCGAGCGGCGCCGCTACAAGATCGTGCGCTGCGACACAATGGCCGATGTGCCGGGGCTGATCCTGTCAGCCAACATCGAGACCGGGCTGTGCTTGCTGCGGCAGCCGAACGGCGCCAGCCAGGAGTTCAATTTCGGCCCCGACGGATTGCGCATCGTCGTCGCCGCGCGCTGAGCGCGGCGCTGCGCTGCGCCGACGCCAAGCTGATCGAGGCGAATTACAACCAAGACGAGCTGCGCGACTGGCACGGCCGCTGGAGTGGCGACGGCGGCGGAACTGAGCGCCCTGCTCCAGCAGCCAGGCCCGGTTCGATCGCGCCAAGTGCGCCGAACCCACTCCTGCGGCCCGCGAGCGACATCACTTTCGGACACGGCGCGCGCCACGTCGCCGACCCGGAGGCGGCAGAAGCGGCAATCGGCTTTAACTTATACCAGCCTGATTAAGTGCCAACCCGTGTGAGCCAGGGATAGGAGCACAGCGAGCGGATGCGGCCGGTTTCGCCAAGCAGCCAATTCCACGCCGCGCAACAGCTGTCGACGATCTCCTCGGT